CCCACTTACTGCCATGAGGGCAACCTCCTGTTGACTGCGTCGACGGCTCGGTCGCACGCGGCTTGGATGCGCTTGATGGCCTCGGGATACTGCGTGACGATGGCCTTGCCTGCGAGGCGTCCAGATCTGGGGCGCTTGCCTGAGGTGTAGAGACGCCCGTAGCGGCTCAAGTTGCGAATGAACTGGCCCCCGTCAGGGTGGGTTGAGATGCCGCCGAGGCCGTTCTTGCCGGCCGACTCGTAGATGGCAGCCACGGCCCCAGTCATGTTGACAGTGACTGAGACGTTGCGCCGCTTGCTGCTGGCGGAAATGGGCGCCCAAGCGGGCCAGCCAGCGCCTCCGCGGGTGCGACCTTGAGCCGCGCCCGTCTCGCGCCAGCCACTCATGGGAGGCTGGGTTGGAGCGTTGGCGCGGATGTAGGCGGCGAGATCCCGGCCGACGTTTGAGATCTCCTTGCCGACCTGCTTGGCGGTCTCGGGCTCCATCGTGCGCAACGCGCGAACGGCCTGGTCGGCTCCTTCAACGCGCACCGTGAAGTCGGTCATGTCAACTCCTCCGGCTTTCGTTGGCCCGCCAAGTCAAATACTTGGACATGGTGAAGATCATGCGGTCAGACTCAGCCAGCACGGCGGACGGCGCGAGGCCGTACTCGTAAGCCAAATGAACGATCAGCCAGTGGGCGTTGTCGTCCCCTCCAAAGGGAGGATCTTCCCCTGACCAAACTCAACGTTCTCAACCTTGTCCAGCCAGGTGTTGAAGTCGTCGGCGGTGCGGTTAGTGCGCTTGAGTGAGTGCCACGCGAGCCAGCAGGCGTCAGTGAGGCGGAAGTCGTCGGCGAGGCGGGCGATGGAGCGGTCGTGCTGCTGCTCAAAGGCCACCTGGTCGGCGACGGAGGCCGTGGCCTCCGCCGCCGTGCCGTCGGCGTAGGTGATGGTGAACTGGATGCGCAAGGGATTCTCCTAGGCCTAGAACGTGCCAGCGGTGGAGCGGCTGATTTCGCCGACGGCGGGCCACGTCACATCGAATGTGGTGAGGTCGCCGACCTGGCCGTTGACGGGCGTCTGCTGGGAGCAGAGCACTGGGATGGTGTAGAGGGGTGCGGCTGCCGTCGCGGTGCCCTGGGTGAGGCTGGTGCCCGCGAGGATGACAACGTTGGCCGTGCCACCAAACACGCTCGCGAGGGTGGCGTTGACGCTGGAGGCGTCGTAATCCTGGTGCAGGCTGATGGTGACCGAGGCGTCCTTGAGGCCGGCGATGCGGCTGCGTGCAGACTGGCCGAACGCCGTGGTTTCGATCTCGTCGACAGTCTCGGTGACCTCAACGCTTGCGATGTTGGTGGTGAGCTCGGTGCTGCCGACCTTCACCCTGATGTTGCGCCCGATGAATTTTGCCATTGTGGTTACTCCTTAGCCGGCGGCAATGACGGTGACCGAGAACTCGGCCGTGTGGTAGGTGACGTCCCCAATGGCCAGCGAGCCTTGGTTGGTCATTTCTGTGACTCGGCAGTCCAAGGCTTTTTCCCCGAGGGTGCGGTCGCCTTCAACTGCCGCCTTCACCGACGTGCTACCGCTAGAGGCGCAGTAGGCGTCGAGGTTGGTCTGCGATGCCCGGTCAGCCACGCGGCCAACGATGAGCATGATGGTGAATTGGTATTCGTCCGACCCGCGCCCGAAGGCGGTGTCGTACTGGATGCGGCCCGGCATCACGACCGCGACCGGGGGCTGCGGGTTGTCGGGAATGTAGGCCGAGGACCGCAGGCCGGTGATGGTGGCGAGCCTGTTGGCGAGCCCGGTGCGTAGGTCGGTGAGGGCGGTCATGCGACACCGTTGACGCGGCGGTAGCCCTCAACGAGCTGCACGACGTCGGGGTCAAGGCCGCGGCTGACGCGCATGATTCCCATGTCGCCGAAGCCCGCCACGCCCAGGGGACTCTGCAAGCGGCTGAAGATTCTGGAGGACTGGAGAATGGTGGCCTGGGTGACCGTGACCGGGATGTTGGGCCATCCGAAGACAGCCCGCACCTTGATCGAATTCTCTGGCCCCGTGGGGAACGAGTAGTCGCCGATGGCGCGGATGCGGGTGAACGGCCACACGACGCCGCCGAGGTAGTCGTTGATCGGCTCCGGCTGGGCGTCGCCCTGCCCGCCAGCCGTGCCGATCGTCCAGGTCGTGTCGTAGACGCCATCAAGGCCCGTGGACGTTTCGACCTGGGCGATGGAGCGGGCGTCGTCGATCTGCACGACGTAGGGGTTCTCGGTGTTGTAGTAGCGGGTGACGGTGCCAGCGTTGATGAAGTTGCGCCCGCAGTAGGCGTCGATGAGGCGGGACGCGGACTCGACGGCCATCTCGAGGAGGGCGTCGTCGGTGGCGTCGCCGGACGGGATGCGCAGCGCAGACTTGATCTGCGCCAGGGTTGCGTAGCCGTTGCTAATCGCCACGGTCAGCCTCCGATTTCGTAATGCTTCCGCATCCAGTCGACGGTCAGGGGGAGTCCCTGAGCGAGCCTTGTGCGCGGGTTGTGGTGCAGCAGTGCCTTGGCCTTGGAGATGTCAGGCTTCTTGCTCGTCACGTTGTGCTTGTCCAGCGGCAGCCGGTTGACGAGCGACGGGTGGGCGCCGGTGACCTCAAGCAGCATGTTTGCCATGTCCTCAACGCTGACGTACTCGTCGCCGCCGACGTTCACGGTCTCGCCTGGGGCGAAGCTCGTGGCCGCGTTGGCGAGGCTGACCAAGAAGTCGCCCTGGTACATGAAGACCCGGTGATAGTTCTCATACACCGTGATCGGCTTCCCGGTCAGCAGCCGGTAAGCGAAGAGGCAGACGACCGAGCGGTAGTCGTGATATCGCTCGCCGGGGCCGTAGGCGTTGAAGAACCGCAGCGTCATGGTCTTGGTGCCGTAGCGGTCCGCGAAGTTGCGGATCTGCTCCTCGTTTACGCGCTTGCTGATGGCGTAGTCGTTGGTCAGGCGCGGCTGCGGGTTGTCGAGGAGGTAGCGCTCGTCGATGGCTTCGGCGTCGGCCTCACCGTAAACCTCGGAGGAGGAGGCGAAGACGTGGCGGAAGCCGCGCTCACGCTGAAGTTCAAGGACGTTGCGGGTGCCGATGGCGTTGGTGCGCCAGACCTGCTCGTAGTGCTCCTCGCCGTTGATGCGCCCGAACTCGGCGGCCAGGTGGTAGACGAGGTCGAAGTCGCCGACGCGGTCGAAGGCTGCGCGCAGTTGCCGGTAGTCGGCGACGTCGGCGCGGATGGTTTGGGGCTGGCCGGTGTGCTGGAGTTCGATGCCCCAGACGTCGTGGCCGCGCTCGCGCAGCTCGGCGACTAGGGGGGCGCCCAACGTGCCGGCGGATCCGGTGACAACGATCTTCATGCTGTTTCCTCCACAATCCGCCAGAACTTGTGGGGCTGTTTGGCGAGGACGGTCGCAGGGTCGCCGGGCTCTAGCCGCCCGACGAGGGAGTTGGTGACGATGTCGCAGCCAGCGAGGGTGGCCTCGATGACGACGAGGGGGCAGGCGTCCCGCTCCTTGGGGAGGTGGACGAAGTATTTGGCGCGGGCCATGTGCTCAAGGACGACCTCGTGCGGGGCGTTCTCCAGCTCAACGAGCTCAACGCCCTGGCGCTGCGCCCAAATGCGGGCGTTGAGTTTCCCTTTGGCCGGGTGGCGTCTGCCCGCGAACAAGGCAAAAGGTTCCTTATCGGCGGGGGCGACGCAGTCCGGCGGAACCGGAGAGTGAATAAAGGCGTCAGCGCGCCCAGTCCACTCGGCCTCCCAGCCCATGTGCGCGCGGCTCATCGTCAAGAACCGCGACGCCTGGCGGAACAGGTCAGCCTTGGCTGGTGTGCGGTGCTGGGCGTGCTGCACCCAGACAATGGGCCTGAGAGCCGCTAGGAAATTCATGGAGGCTTCAGACAGTTTGTCGGTGCCTCCGACTACCACCCGGTCCCAGGATTCGTCTGCGGCGCTCTCAGCGGCTTCCGGCTCAATGTAGGTCACCTCAACACCGGCCGGTGCCGCCGTGACCATGTAGTCGGTGTTCCGTTCCGCCCCGCCCGCATACTTCCCAGGCAGCAGCGCCGCGTGCCGCTCCTCAACCCTAGGGATGTGGTGCGTCACCCAAGCGACCCTCATGGCGCGAGGAGAACGTCAAGCGCTAGCCGCCAATACCTGTCAAACACAACATCGGCGTCATAGTTGGCGGCGAAGTCGATGGCCTGCTGGGATCGGCCCCGGCCTCGCGCGTAGGCAGCCTCAAGGTTGTCGACGATGCTCGGCACCAGGGGCGTAAAGAACCAGCAGCCTTGAGGTGCGTCCCAGGCGGGCTGCACGTC